TCGGTTTCGACATCGAGCGCCACCGGTACGGCGATGCCAAGTACCCCGCTCAACTCGTCTTACAGGACGTTCTCACACTGCGCGGCCGTCAGTTCAAGGACGCTGCGCTGATCGTCGCCAGTCCGCCCTGCCAGGAGTTCAGCTACATGGCGATGCCGTGGTCGAGGGCGAAGGCGATTGCCGCGGATTACCGTTCCGGAGTGCGCGACGTGAAGCAGTTGACTGCGCTGTTCGATGCGTGCTTTCGGATTCAGCGCGAGGCTATCGAAGCCGCCGGGCACTTCATTCCGATGGTAGTCGAGAACGTGCGCGGGGCGCAGAAGTGGGTCGGGCGGTCGCGCTGGAACTACGGCTCTTTCCACCTTTGGGGCGACGTGCCGGCGCTGATGCCGATGACGAAGAGAGTATTGAAGGGCGGATGGTTGTCACAGGCCGATGGTGCGTCAATGCGGCGTGATGAAGCGAAAGTACCCGGCTTCCAAACAACCGGCCACGCGAACAAGAGAGACGGCCATTTGCACACGCGGCACCTGACGAATCAGGCGGAAAGCGATGGGGTGAAGCAGCACAAGTCAGGTCGCGCATGGTTCGCAGATCCTGCTTCAATAAGCGGCAGCACGTCCAGCAAGTCCAACGCCCGCAAAGCCGCCTCTGCTCAAATTGCAAAAATTCCATTCGTGCTCGCAAGACACATCGCCGCATCGTGGAAGCCGCTGGCGAGGGGCACGGCATGAGCGAAAAAACGAAAATAGCGTGGACCGATCACACGTTCAATTCCTGGTTGGGTTGTACGAAGGTCGGGCCCGGCTGCGACCATTGCTACGCCGAACAAATGGACGCCCGCAAGCGATGGGACGGCGGCAAGACTCACTGGGGTGCAGGCGTGCCGCGCTACCGCACGAGCGAATCTAACTGGCGTCAACCGATCGCGTGGAACCGGAAGGCCGAGAAAGACGGAAAGCCGCATCGCGTGTTCTGCGCCTCGCTCGCGGACGTATTCGACAACGAAGTGCCGCAGGAATGGCGCGGAGATCTTTGGGATCTGATCCATTGCACGCGCAATCTGTCCTGGCTCTTGGTCACGAAGCGAGTTGGCAACGTCGCCAGGATGGTCCCCGAGGGATGGATGGGCGAGGGATTCCCGGCGAACGTCCGCCTGCTAATCACCGTCTGCAACCAGGAGGAAGCTGATCGAGACATTCCGAAGCTGCTGGCGCTGCCGTGCCGGAACGGGATCAGCTACGAGCCGGCGCTCGGACCGATCGACTGGTGGGAGATACCAGTTGCCGGCACGCACGGCGACATGCACGACATGCGAGAGATCGGCTGGATCATAGTTGGCGGCGAGAGCGGCCCCAAGGCGAGGCCTTTCGTGCTCGGATGGGGTAAGGACACAATCCAGCAATGCCGCGCCGCCGGTGTTCCGGTATTTTTCAAGCAGGCGGGGAGCCGAGCCATAAACCGCGAGGGGATGTCTCATCCATTCCTGGACCGCGCCGGTGCCGACCCCGCGGAGTGGCCGAGCGATCTCAACGTCCGCGAGTTCCCGGCATGACCGTCGCCGCCACGCGCCACCTAGCCCGCGTGCGTCAGTTGCCCTGCATCGCCACTCTGATGATTGAGGGGGCCTAATCACGAACCCTTTGTATTATCCTACCAAACGCGAGATCGAGAAGATCGTTCGCGCGTTCCTGCGCCTGGCCGCCGCTCAACGCTGGCACGTCTGCACCAACGGCGGCAAGGGTGGCGGATCGAAGCACAGGGCGGTTCAACCTCACGGGGGCAAGAATGGAAAGTAACCGCTGCGAGGACTGCGCGCGCTCCAGGCCCTCGGATATGAAGGGCTGCGCGCCTGTCGAGGGCTGGCTGCAGTGCGGCGAGAAGCCTGCCTACGTGTACCTGTCGGCGGCGCTCTCCGTGTGTAGTTTCGAGCCGACGCGGTTCGAGGCGAAGGTGAAGGCGTGACAAAGCCAGCCACCAAAGAACAGTTAAGCGCCCGCGAGCAGAAGTCCCTGGACAACAAGGCGGCTTGGCACGCCCAAGCCAGGCAGAAGTCGGAAGCGCAGGCGCTGCGCGCGGAACTGGCGAAGATCGAAGCCTCGCCGCTGAAGGGTCAGGAGTTGGCCGATGCGCTTCGCGGCAAGGTCGCCAACGCGCTGAAATACCTTGACGACCACACGATGCTCAATTCCAGCGGCAAGGATCTGGCGCTGATTGTCGCCATTCTGATTGACAAGATGCAGTTGATCGAGGGCAAGCCCACGGCGCAGTACGACGTGAATATCTCGCACAGGATCGAAATCATGATGACGCAGTTCATGGCCGAGGCCAAGCGGCGCGGGTTGACGTTGGACGTGACGCCCGAGCAGATTGCCGAGGCGATCAAACCGTGACCGTCATCGCTTGGGATGGCCGCACCGTTGCCGCCGATAAGCGTGCTTTATGCGGCGGTCTTCATTACACCACGACCAAGTTGCGTCGTGTACAGATCGGCGATCACATCCCAGAGGTTCTTGCGTGGACTGGCGATCAAGATGCTGGTGAGTTGATGGCGGTGTGGTACGCGGCGGGTGCGGACGTGAGCAAATGGCCCGAGTGCCAGAAGGACAAGGACACGTGGTGTCGCTTGCTAGTGTTCGACCGTTATGGGGCGCGGATGTATGAGCGGTTGCCGGTGGCGGTTAAAATTGAAGATGCTTTCTCCGCGTGGGGTTCGGGGCGCGACTTCGCGCTTGCCGCCATGCATCTAGGAAAGACCGCGAGCGAGGGCGTAGCGATTGCATGCCTGTTTGAAATTGGATGCGGCAATGGCATCGATGTCGCCGTTCTGACACCGTGAGCGAAGCCGCCCCAAATCTCGCCGCGCTCAGCGACGACGAGTTCAAAGCCAAGTTCGCCGAGATACTGGCGCTGGCGCAGAACGATAGGAGAGAAAACCAACTTTTCTCGTACAAGCCGGTGTCGCCGACGATCATGGCGATTCACGAGTCCAAGGCTCAGGTGCTCGGGATTGGGGGCGGTAATCGGGCCGGCAAAAGCGATGTATCACTCGTCGAGCTTGTTATGGCGATGACCGGCGTGATTCCGACCTTGCTAAAGCATCTTGCCAAGCAGAAATTCCGCGGCCCCGTTAATTGCCGGGTGGTGCTCGAATCCCTGACGACAACCCTGCATCCGACCATCCTGCCTAAGCTCCAGTTCTGGAAGTGGAGCGGCACCGACCGTCCGGGCGGCGAGCGCGGTCACTGGGGTTGGGTACCGAAGTGGTGCCTGAAGGGCGGGGAGTGGGAGAAGTCCTGGAGCGAGAAACTGCGCACGCTCACGGTGCTTTGCCGAGACCCAGACGATATGACTCGCGTGATCGGTGAATCGACCTGTCAGTTCATGTCGCGCGACCAGGACGCATCGGACTTCGCCTCGGGCGAGTTTCACATTGTTGCGCACGACGAGCCGCCGACACTGGCTATCTGGCGCGAATCCGAGGCCCGCGTCATGTCCGTGGCCGGCCGCTTGATCGTGGCGATGACATGGCCCGATGATCCCTCCATCCCGGTGGATTGGCTGTTCGATGAGGTCTACGAGCCAGGCAAGCAGGGCGTGCGCGATCACGCCTGGTTCGACATATACACGACCGACAACCGCAATCTGGATCAGGAGGCGGTGGCAAAACAGGCGGCCAACTGGTCCACGGAAACGAAAAATGTGCGTCTCTACGGGCAGCCGATTCGGTTCTCCAACCGCGTGCATCCGCTGTTCACCGATCAGACGCAGCACTGGTGCTTCACCTGTTGCATCCCGGTTCACGCCGAAGAGTTGCCTCTCTGGAAATCATTCGATGACCGCTTCAAGTGCGGGGACTGCGGCGGGCCGAATGTCTGCGAGTTCAACCACGTGCGGGAGTTCCAGCACTCGGAGCGCTGGCCGGCGGTGTGGCTGCTCGACCCGCATCCAAGGAAGGCGCACATGTTCCTGTGGGCCTGCGTGGACCCATCGGACGACATCTGGGTGGTAGCCGACGGCGCTGAACCGGGCGACCCGACGGACGTGCGTCGGCAGGTTGACAGGGTTGAACGCGATCTCGGGATTCGCACCGCAGTCAGAATCATCGACCCAAATATGGGACGCTCGCCATCTTCGTCGAGGCGTGACACCGTTTGGCAGGACGACTTTGACCACGCTGGGCTGGTGACATCGCTCGGCGATGATGGTGAGGGTGGCCGCTCGACGTTCAACACCTACCTGAAACCGGACTCCGGGCGTTGGCAGCCGCGCGTCCACATTCATCCCCGCTGCGCGCAGACAATTTTTCAGATGAAACGCTACGTCTGGGCGGACTACAAACTATCGAGCGAGCGCCAGCAGCGGCAGACTCCGAGGGACAAGGAGGATGACTACCCGACCCTGATGCGCTACTTGTTTAACCTGAGCCCGACCTTTGCCATGTTGAGCGGCATAGGTGGCGTCATCCACCGGCCAGGGATCAAATCGAGCGACAGGAAGCACACCTTGAATTCTTCCAGGATTGGGAATACGCTGCGGCGCTAGGAGGTTCAAAATGGCGAAACGATCCTCGAAATTGAACAGCATGCCAGCGACGCCGACTGTGGATACAGATTGGCAGTCCAGGGATGATCTGAATACCCTGCGCCGGGCCGGCGAGATCATGTCCGACCGACCGCGCATGAGCGCCGCCCAGCAGATGCACGCGAAGGAAATGAAGGGGATGCAGAAGGTTCTGGGCAAGGGTCCCGGCATGAGCAAGATGCCGAGCCTGAACCTGGGGAAAAAGTGAACAGCAAGCCGCGCCTCCGCAAGTGGCGGTATGTGGAGATCTGGTCCTGCATGTCGGCTGGCTATCACAGCCTCGGGGGCACGCCGCAGATTGCCTATGCCGCTTGGGAAGTGGAACGAATGATGCTGCCCCCGGCGATAGGCATGGATGCGCTTCAGGCTGAATTCAGATCTGCTTACGGACTGAGCGTGCATTGACATGGCGACCAAACGCACGAAAGCCGCACTGGATACACCCCCGCTGGTAGCAGCGCCGGGCAACGCGGGGGCACCGGCTATTACGCCCGCCGCGCCCCGGAAGGTTAAGCGCACCCGCAGTCGGGCCAGCGTTATGAAGGCTGAGCGCACGGCGATCGCCGAACGGGTCATCAAGTTCTTCAAGGACGACAACGTCAACCGCAGCGCCGATCTGGAGCGGCGCGTCCAACTGTATGCCAAATTCCGCATGTGGACAGAGGGGCAGGATTTCCCTTGGCCTGGTGCATCCGACGTGGGCCTCTCGGACATCACGGCGGCGGTCCTGAAGCTCGAAGATACGATGGTCAATGCAGTCAACCAGACCCGGCCGTGCATCGTCAGCAAGGCCTACAAGAAAGTCGATAGTGAGAAACAAAAACAGGTCGATGACCTGCTCGACTACCAGTTTTTCGAGGAAGCCAGCGGCGAAGAAAAGATCGGCAAGATGGCGCGCAATTTTGTGGTAGATGGCGTGGTCAGGATCTTTACCCCGTGGATCAAGGAAAAGAACAGCGTCCACACGATCCGGCAACTGGAACCGATCCCCGAGGGCACGCCGCCCGGGCATTATTTTGCTCAGCAGATGATGACCGCCTATCCGGCCCCGTACCAGATCGCCGAGAACGACCCGGATGGGTGGCGTTGGACGGTGAGAAAAGAGCGCGAGATATTCACGGTGGACTTCTACACCGGCAAGGACGGCATGGTGGAAATGGACGCCGAGCGGATCGCAACCGTGTTCGATGGCCCTTGCCCGCTCGTAAAGGATTACGAGGAAATCTGCTACCCGGCCGGCGCCGAGAACCTGCAAAGGCCTGGACCATCGAACCCGCGCGGTGCTGCGCACGTCGTCATGCACGACTATCCGACGCTGGACGAGATCAAGCGACTGATCGAGTCTGGCTATTACGACCAGCCCAGCGATGAGGATCTGAAAAAGCTCGGTATGGCGATAGAGGATCGTCACGAAGGCCAGATCATGCGCGAGCAAAAGGACGTGATGGCCGGGGTCGTGAGGCGCGAAGATGAAGCCATCACGCAGGAAAGAAAACCGGGCGAGCCTTCCGAGGCGATGGTGAACGACCACAAGCCTCTCACCCGCCTGACCTGTTTCGACATCTACGACTACGACGGGGACGGCAAGGCTGAGGATGTGATTTGGTGGGTGATTCTGGAGACCAAGACGCTGCTGCGCGTGCGTGAATTGACCCAGCAGTTCCCCAGCAACCCGCCGCGGCGCCCGTTCGCCGAAGCCCAATTTCTACCGGAAAATGTATCGCTGCCGGAGTTGATGGAAGGACTGCACGATGTCTCGAAAGTCGTGCTGGACATGACCATCAACAAGGGAGCCTTGGAACTGAGCCCTTGGGGCCTGTACCGGCAGACATCGAGCATCCGCAACGAGACCATCCGGTACAAGCTTGGTGAACTATACGGTGTCTCGGACCCCAAAAATGACGTTCACTTCCCCCAAATGCCGAATTCCGGGTCCAGTTACGGGTTCAACATGCTCTCAACCCTGACCGCCTTTGAAGAAAGGTTGGTCACGACGGGGGATCTGCAATACGGTCGCGTGCCGCAGGGCAAGGCGTCTGCTTTGCGCACCGTTCGGGGCATGCAGAGCATCCTCGGGCAAGGAGAAGGGCGTCCGGAACGGGTAATTCGGCGGTTTTTTAGCTGTTTGAGCGAGATTTACGCGCAAATGCACGAACTGAACCAGGCATTTTTGCCCAAAGGAAAGCAATTCCGTGTTTTCGGCGTCGCGCGGCCGGGAGACGACCCGTACCGGACCCTGCAAGACCCGGCAGCCGAGATTTACGGTCGGTTCACGTTCGGTTTCTCGGCCAACGCCATGAATACGTCGAAACAAGCGCTTCAGGAGGCGTTGGGCCAGCTCGGTCAAACGCTGATGAACCCGTTGATGCTGCAAATGGGAATCGTGCAACCCGACGGCGCATACAACTGGGGTCGAGACTACACGAAGGCCCTCGGGCAAGACCCGGACAGGTATCTGTCGCCGCCGTCGCCTGAGTCGAACCTGCCGAAGTACACCGCCGAGGACGTTATCAACAGCATCATGTCGGGCGTCTTGCCGGAATGCCAACCGCTGGAAGATGCGCAGACCCACATGGACCGGCTGATGGAATTTGCAACCACCCAGACCGTGCAAGTGAAACACCCGGCGACTGGGACGATGGTGGAGGCCCCGGCCATCCATCTACTCACGCCGCAGCAGATTGACCTCCTGAAGGCATACCTGAACCTCACCGTGCAGCGCGTAGCGGAGCAAAGGCGCAAAGCGCAACTGGTGGCCGCAGCGGGTTCCCAAGCAGGCACTGGCGCGCCGCCCGGTATCCCTGGCCCGGCCCCGGGCCAGCAACCGAACCCGCAAGCAGCCAACCAGCAGGCCATGCTCGGCAAGAACGAACTGGCAAACGAAGCGCTCCCCGGCGCCGGCGGCGGGGGTAATCCTGGACCGAGGATGATGCAATGACGATTTCGTTCGATGATTATCGCAACCGCACCCACACCCGAGATCCCGCGGCCGGCCAGCAGCGTATCAGGGAGCTTCAGGCCAGCATCCACGAAGCTGTACGCGCAACCGCCGTCACCGGACACGCGGAATGGGATCACTTCCTCGAATTGATCGAAGGCCGAATCGCAAAGTACCGCGACATGATCGCTGTTGAACAGAGCGCGCTGGTCGCCCCAGGTCTCGTCAACTCCGAGCAGATCATGCTGCTGAAGGTGAGGCTGGCCTGCCTGCAGACGGCGCTGTGTGAACTCGAAGCCGTCATCGCGCTGCCCAAGATCCTGATCGCAGGCGGATCGGAAGCCGCCTCGATGCTGGCAACCCTTGACGTTCACGAATCTGAGGTTGCATAAGCGGCGTCGCCTACCCCTCCTTTTAGGTGCGCCCGCCAGCGTAGTCGCTGGCATTTACCCAGCTTCGGCTGGGTTTTTTTGTCAAATTCCCGACGGTGTGTTGGCATCTCGACATGTTGAGTACTTGACATGTCGGAAAGTCGTCAGTATCTTGTGTCGCAGATCGTAGGCGGAATCGATCCCCGCTGACTCTCGGAAAGGCGACGGAATTTTGAGCGAAGAAAACGAAGCAGCAACGGGTGAAGCTCCCCCGGAAGGTGGGTCACAGACGGATAAAGGCGAAGCCAAGGGAAGACCTGGCGATAACCGAATCCCCTTAAGTCGCGTGAACGAAATGATCGCCAAGGCGGTCACGACGGCCCGAGCAGCGTTCGCTTCCGAAATGGCACCTCTCATCGAGGCAGCCAAGGCGTCGAACAAGGCCGAGCCAGCAAAACCGGCGCAGACGTACACGAAGGGCCAACTGGCCGAGTTCGTGGAGGCCGGCAAGCTCACGCAGGATGCCGCCGACGGGATCTGGGAGAATCAGATCGTCGAGCGGGCGACCGCCAAAGCCGTGAAAGAGGCTCAAAACGTGGTGGCGAGCGGCGATTTGCAGCGCAATCTGGCGACGCAGATGGCCGAGTTTCAAGTCCTGATACCGGACGCCTGGCAGGAAGGCACTGACGAGCGTGTTGCGGTGCAAAAAGCCTACGGGCGCATTATCGCCTCTGGGCTCAAAGGGACGAAGGAACAACTCGAACTTGCTGCGATGATGCAGGCTTTCGGCGATCCGGCGGACATCCGACGCGCAAGGGGGTTGGGCAGAAGCGGTCCAGCGGAAAGCTTTGAGGATTCTGGCAGGTCAGGAGGCCGGAATTCAGGTGGTAGTGACGACGATACGGCTGATTCTGGAACCCCCCCGAAGGGGTTGACGGCAGCCCAACTGGAGCACTACACCAAGCGCATCGGCGGGAGTTATGCCGACTGGAACGCGGTCAGGGAAGAACTGAAGTTCGTCCGAAGCAGAAAGAAGGCGTAACGCGATGGAGATCCTGGTTCGCCGGGAGTATTCGTCGCACGAGGTCGATTTAGCTGAGTTGAAGCGCGTCGAATTCAGGCGCAACCACTACACCAGTGGTTCGGCTCATCTGGACGACTTGATCGCCCTTGAGAAAGCAATCGTCCTGTGTGACTCACATGCGCGCAAGTTCAAGCCGAGGATCGCTCGTTACGAGCTGCATCCGGCCCACAACTGTAGGCGCGTACAAGGGAATTGCGATGTGTGCCAGATGAACGGCCCTGCGACGCTTTTCCTGCACGAGTCGGCAGCGATCGAGGCGCGCAGGAATTACGAACGGTACAGGATAGCCTCTGAATATGCACACATCGTAGCTCAGTAACTTAGAG